CTAGGGGTGCCCACCCCCGGCCCCCCTAGACCGAGCAAGCTACCCCACCACCACCACAGGCTAATCCCCACGAACAATTACCCCCCTTTGATACTTTCGTTCTTCTTAGGCCCCCCCTTTTGTTCTTCTTCAGGACTCCTTTAAGAGTTGACCCCCTACCTTTTTTTCTGTACGATGGTTCCATGGAGGTTGATATGAACAGAATGATTTTTCTAGTACCGGTACTACTCTCTACGTTAGTACCTACTATTGTATTATCTAAAGAATGTACCCGTACTAACTCTAGTACAGATACTAAATTAGAACTTGTACCTAAGTTAGTACCTATGGTACCTAAGGTACCTAGCAGGCCGCTGGAGAAGAAAGAACTGGTTAAAGGCAAGCGGTACCTTTCCCTACATTGTGATGTGCCCAAGGATATACAGGAGCAGCTTCGGAAGAAGTACAAGATGGTTCCTGTGTGGTGGGGCGTGAATGAGTATGATAACACGTACCTTGTTCACCGTAACCCTGAGACAAACAACTGGGCTATGTTTGCTGCGTTTAAGAGTGGCGCTATATGTTATGTAGGTACAGGCCCTACAGGTGCCCTTGTTGATGTGAAGAGTGGCGAGATCCATTGACGGACGATAACATCACGACGCTCCTGACGGAGCGTGAGAAAACGCACGGCGATGCAGCCAGCACGTTCTCCCTTGCGGGAGATTTGATTACGACGCTGTTGGCGCATCGTGAGGGGCCGATCAAACCGCACGAGTTTGCTATCGTGAATATCCTGCATAAGATTGCCCGGATATCCTGTGGCAGTTACCACAAGGATCACTGGGATGATATTAAAGGTTATGCAGATCTTGGGGAGAAGTTCCACAAGGAGTTGACAGAAACCTGTCAAGGGGGGTAGAAGTTGTATGTTCGCCGTATAGTGTGTGTTGATCATGGTGACGATACAAGACTTTGTGGTGGGCATGACTCTCTCGACCTCCCCATATTAGGCCCCGTTGTTTCTCCCTGTTTCGACGGGGCCTGATTATGGAGATCAGATGAGAAAGATGCACGACAACTACCCGACGCCGATGAGTATCGTTAACGAACTCGTCAAGCGTTGGGCGAAAGAGGGCATGATCTTTTGGGAACCGTGTTCTGGAGACGGCAGGATAGCTGAGGTGTTGAAGACCAAAGGGTGTCGGACAATGACAACCGATATCTCAATGGGTCAGGACTTCTTCGATTACAAGAGGGGCATATGTCCGAACGTGATTACCAACCCGCCGTTCAAAGACATTCGGCCTTTTATTGATCATGCTTTCGCTATCGGTGTTCACAGTATGGCGCTCGTCTGTCCTGAAAGGCTTTGGGCTTGTAAAAAAGGGCGCGAGCAGTTTATGCGGCATAGGCCGACAAGGTTTGCGAATATGGATTGGCGTGAAGACTATTTGCAGAAAGGCGGCTCGCCGGATCGGGCGCTGGCTGTAGCGATGTGGGACACGCCCCATTCAGAGACTTGCTCTTATGAAGTCTGGACAAGGACAGAGTAGATGCAGACTCTTGCTGCCCTTCAGTCCCAGATAGGACAACTGCCCTATCACGAGCAGTGTGAGCTTCTGGAACTGATGGAGAAGCTGGAGACGGCAAGAACACGCGAAGCAAGCCAGACAGATTTTCTGGCGTTTGTTAAGGCGGTGTGGCCCGCCTTTATCGAAGGCAAACACCATAAGACCATGGCCGAAGCATTTGAGCGTGTGGCTGAAGGAAAGCTGAAGCGCCTAATTGTCAACATGCCCCCTCGACACACAAAGTCGGAGTTCGCTTCGTACTTACTACCGGCTTGGTTCTTGGGGAAGACACCAGAGAAGAAGGTTATCCAGACGGCCCATACCGCAGAGTTAGCTGTTGGTTTTGGCCGTAAGGTGCGTAACCTGTTTAGTGACCAAGCGTTTAAGGATATGTTCCCCAAATCTCAGTTACAGTCCGACAGTAAAGCAGCGGGACGCTGGAACACCAACAAGGGCGGTGAGTATTTCGCTATCGGTGTTGGGGGCGCGGTTACCGGTAAGGGCGCGGACATCTTGATTATTGATGATCCTCACTCGGAACAGGATGCAGCCCAAGGCCAATACCACCCGGAAGTCTTTGACCGGGTATATGAATGGTACACCTCCGGCCCCCGGCAACGCCTACAGCCCGGCGGGGCCATCATTGTAGTGATGACCCGGTGGAGCAAGCGGGACCTGACCGGGAAGATTATAGATAACTCTGTGAAGCGGGCGGGTTCTGATGAGTGGGAGGTTATAGAACTTCCGGCGATTATGCCCTCCGGTAATCCGCTGTGGCCCGAATACTGGGGCATTAAAGAATTAGAAGCGTTACGTTCAGAGCTTCCGCTATCGAAGTGGTCAGCGCAGTATCAGCAAGACCCAACCTCAGAAGAGGGTGCGCTGATTAAAAGGGAATGGTGGCAGGAGTGGAAGGGCAAGCGCCCGCCGTCTTGTGAGTTTGTTATCCAGAGTTGGGACACGGCCTTTCTTAAAACCGAAAGGTCCGATTACTCAGCTTGTACAACGTGGGGTGTTTTTCTCAACGAAGACGAAAACGCCATGCACATTATTTTGCTGGATGCTTTTAAGGAGCGCATGGAGTTTCCAGAACTCAAGAAGCGTGCCTACGAGATGTGGCAGGAAGCAGAGCCGGATGCGTTTCTGGTAGAGGGCAAGGCTTCCGGGATGCCCTTGGTGTTTGAGCTTCGGCAGATGGGGATACCTGTGTCGGAGTACGTCCCATCAAGAGGCAACGATAAGATTGCTCGTGTTAATTCTGTCGCGGATATGTTTGCCTCAGGAATGGTTTGGGCACCAGCCACACGATGGGCTGAAGAAGTTATCGAAGAGTTTGCTGCGTTTCCCGCTGGTGATCACGACGATCTCGTGGATAGTTCAACGCAAGCGTTAATGCGATTTCGACAGGGCGGCTTTATCCGCAATCCTTCCGATGAGGAAGACGAGTGGATGCCGCCCCGTTATGCGGAGTATTATTGATGGCGATTGATAAGGCCCTATCAGGATCAGGAGAACCTTCAGAGGAGGGTACTCCTGTAGAGATTGAGATCGTCAATCCTGAGGCGGTGTCTATTAACACACCGGACGGTGGCATGGTTATCGACTTTGATCCTGAAGTTGAGGACCTTATCGAACACGGGTCCAACCTCGCGGAGTACATTGAAGATAGCGAACTGGGCTCCGTTAAGTCTGAGCTTATGGGCGCGTTTGAGGCAGACCGCGCCTCACGCAGTGAGTGGGAAGAGACATACATTAAGGGCCTTGATCTTCTTGGTTTGAAGATTGAAGAGCGGACAACGCCGTGGCCGGGGGCGTGCGGGGTGTTCCACCCAGTGTTGTCGGAGGCTGTTATTCGCTTTCAGGCTGAAGCTATTATGGAAACATTCCCGGCTAAGGGGCCTGTAAGAACCCAGATAGTAGGCGAGCTTAATGAAGAGAAGGAGCAGCAGGCTGTAAGGGTTCAGACGGAAATGAACTACCAGCTTACGGAAGGCATGCCCGACTACCGAAGCGAGCATGAGAATATGTTGTTTGCTCTGCCGCTAGCGGGAAGTGCCTTTAAAAAGGTTTACTATGACGCGGACATGGAACGGCCAACTGCCGTCTTTGTTCCGGCTGAAGACATGGTTGTTGCTTATGGGGCCAGCGATCTTCTGAGTTGTGGGCGCTATACCCACGTAATGAAGAAGACAAAGAACGAGGTCCGTAAGCTACAGGTTGCAGGGTTCTATAGGGATATTGATCTTGGCAATCCGTCTCCTGACTACACCAAGGTACAGGAGCAGTATAATTCTTTGCAGGGCGAACGTCCTGACTTTGAGTACGATGATCGTTACACGCTCCTTGAGTGTCATGTTGATCTGGATCTGGCGGGTTTTGAAGACGAGCGTGACGGAGAAGAGACCGGCATAGCATTGCCTTATGTGGTGACCATCGACAAGTCATCAGGGAAAGTGCTTTCAATCTATCGGAACTGGGAAGAGACAGACCCCGTTAAAAAGAAACTGCTGCACTTCGTTCACTACAAGTATCTGCCGTCCTTGGGGTTTTATGGCTATGGGCTTATCCATTGCATCGGCGGGCTGACAAAATCTGCAACATCTATACTCCGACAGCTTGTTGATGCGGGCACTTTGTCCAACCTCCCGGCTGGCTTGAAGTCACGGGGGTTGCGGATTAAAGGTGATGACAGCCCAATCATGCCGGGCGAGTTCCGGGATGTGGATGTGCCCGGAGGCGCTATTCGGGACAACATTACCTTTATGCCCTACAAAGAACCCAGTGGGGTTCTCTACCAGTTGCTGGGGAACATTGTAGAGGAAGGCAGAAGGTTTGCTTCGCTGGCTGATATGAAGATCAGCGACATGAACAACGAAGCCCCCGTAGGCACCACTCTCGCCATCATAGAGCGTGGCATGAAAGTTATGTCTGCGGTTCAGGCTAGACTTCATGCGTCAATGCGCAAAGAGTTTGGCATTCTTGCCAGCTTGATCAAGACGTATCTTCCTGCGCAGTACGCCTACGAAACCGGCTCCGTAAGGGCTGAGGATTTTGATGACCGCGTAGACATCATTCCGGTATCTGACCCGAACGCGACGACAATGGCGCAGCGGGTTATGCAGTATCAGGCTGCGTTACAGTTAGCCGCACAGGCTCCGCAAATGTACAATCTGCCTGAGCTTCATCGTCAGATGCTGATGACTATGGGGCTTCAAGACGTTGATAAGATTGTTCCTGACACTGACGACATGAAGCCGACAGATCCTGTTACAGAGAACGAAAACATTATCAATGGCAAACCCGTCAAGGCCTTCTCGTATCAAGACCACAAGGCTCACATTACCGTTCACATGAACGCCTTGCAGGACCCCAAGATCATGCAGCTTGTTTCTCAGTCGCCACAAGCGGGGGCTATCCAAGCCGCAGCAGAAACACATATACGCGAACACTTGGCGTTTGAGTATCGCAACGAGATTGAGCAGCAGATGGGCGTGCCGCTTCCGCCAGAAGGCGAGCCGCTGCCACGCGACGTAGAGAAAGAACTGGCAATGCTGTTGGCTCAGGCCTCAACCAAGTTGCTACAGAAAGATCAGTCAGAAGCCCAGCAGAAACAAGCTATGGAGCAGGCTCAAGATCCAATTGTTCAGCAGGCTCAGGAAGAACTTAACATCCGCCGGATGGAAGTTGAGCGCAAAGCTCAGGCAGACAAGATGAAGGCTGACGTAGAAATGGATAAAGCCGAAATGCTTGATGCCCGTGAGCGCGATAGGATCGAATCCAACGAGCGCATTACAGGTGCGCAAATCGGAGCAAAGATTGCCAGCGAGGTCTTAGAGGGAGAAATTGAAGGCACTCAACTGGCAGAGAAAGAAAAGATGGAGGGGGCCAGACTTGGTGTCGAGATAGCCAAGGCGGTTTTGAACAATGAAGGGAAAAAGAACTGATGGCTAAGGAAGCGGCTCGCAAACGAGCACGCACATCAAAGGGACACTACAAGTCTGACGATCCATCCACGCCGGATGTGAACGAGGCTTTCGTTTCAGTTGGTGGCGTAGAGGCAAAGCCCCAAGTAAAAAAGGCTGCGCCGAAAAAGAATGTCATTCCATTGGTCACGCTTGAAGGGGATCGCATGTACCCTGAGCAGGCCAAGAAGTATTGGGCGAAAATTAACAAGAGCACATCTTAATGGATGCTCAAACTCTCGCTGCCTTGTTGCAGAAGCGTCTTCGTGAATACATGCACGAGGGGGCGGACCATCTTGCAACAGGAGGCGCACAAGATTACCCGGAATACCAGAGAATGGTAGGCCGCATTGACGGGATAGCTCTCGCAGAACGTGAACTCCTTGACCTCGCGAAGACTGAGGAGGAGGAAGAGTAGCGCAAAGGGAACCGTTGCCCCTTTTGAAAGCAACGTGCAATGAGGAATATTATGTCTGAAGTGGTTGAGTTAAAGAAAGACACACCAACTCAGCTTCCTGAGCCGCAGGGTTACAGGTTGTTGATAGGCATGCCTGAGGTTGAAGAGAAAACAGTCGGGGGCATATACAAAACAGATCATGCTATCGAAACAGAATCTGTTGCCAGTATTGTCGGCTTTGTTCTTAAAGTGGGGCCGGATGCGTACAAGGATGAAAAGCGGTTTCCTTCGGGTCCGTGGTGCAAGGAAGGGGACTTTATTCTCTTTCGTGCTTTCCAGGGGACACGCATCAAGATACATGGTAAAGAGTTTAGGCTGATTAACGATGACGGCGTTGAAGCTGTTGTTGATGATCCGCGTGGATATTCGAGGGCATGATGGCTGAAGAAGCGGTAGAAGTCGCAACCGAAAGCGACGTAGAGATTGAGGTGGTTGACGATACTCCCGAAGACGACCGTGTTGCTCCGCGTGATCAGGAAGCAGCCGCCGACTTTGATATCTCAGAAGATGAGATCGGGCAGTATTCGGATCGTGTTCAAAAGCGCATCAAGCGTTTGAAGTACGAGTTCCACGAGCAGCGCCGTGCCAGGGAAGCGGCAGAGCGCCAGAACCAAGAAGCGGTAACCCATGCACAACGTATCGTGCAAGAAAACCGCGAATTAAAGGGGCTGTTGCAACGAGGCAATGAGGCTCTGTTTAAAGCGACTGAAGCAAAAACGGACAGTGAGCTTCAGATAGCGGAAAAAGATTTCCGGGAAGCCTACGAGGCGGGCGACACAGACCGCATTGTAGATGCTCAGAAGCGTGTCAATGACGCGCAGTTTTCTCGACGGAGCGTTGAAGAGATGCGCCCCGTAGAGAGGGAGCATGCCCCAGTAGCTCAGGCCCAGCCTCAGCAGCAGGAGTATGTTCCGCCCCCAGATCCTCGTGCCATCGAATGGTTGCGCGAGAATCCGTGGTTTGGTCAGGACAAGGAAATGACTTCCTTTGCCTATGGTCTACACGAAAAACTGGTAGTGGATGAGCGGATATCTCCGCAATCTGAAGATTACTACCAGCGTATAGACGAGCGGGTAAGGCAAGTATTCCCTGATCATTTTGATGGTGGCACCCCTCCTCGTGAGGAAGCGCCGCGCAAATCCGTGGTAGCGCCTGCAACACGCGCAGGCAAGTCTCCACGCAAAGTTTCGTTGACACAATCTCAAGTTGATCTCGCCAAGAAACTTGGGGTGACAGCGGAACAATATGCTAATCAGATAGCAAAGGACTCGGCGCATGGTAGATGACCCTCGGACTAGACGAGAGCATGAAACACGCGAACAGGATTCGCGCACAGAAACCGGGTGGGTTCCGCCTTCGATCTTGCCCAATCCCGACCCGCAAGAGGGATGGGTTTTTAGGTGGATACGCACTTCTGTAGTTGGTCACGCTGATAACACGAATGTCTCTAAGATGTTTCGTGGTGGTTGGACGCCCTGTCGGGCAGAAGACCATCCTGAGCTTTGCATCCAATCGGATGTAGACTCGCGTTTTGGATCGGACGGAAACATCGAAGTTGGTGGATTGCTTCTTTGCAAGATGCCAAAAGAGAAGAGTGCGCAGCGGGCAGATTACTACAGGAAATTAGCTGCTCAACAAATGGCAGCAGTGGATTCTAATTTCATGCGGGAACAAGACCCACGTATGCCTCTCTTACCTACTGAGAGGAAGACGCGGGTTGACTTTGGCAACGGAGGGCAATAGCTCTCCATTTTTCGTAAGGAGAAATTGAATCATGGCTGGTTCAGTACAAGCGCCTTATGGGATGGTTCAAGTCGGGATACTTGGTCAAGGGTATAATACCAGCGGCCAAACCATGTATCCGTTGGGTTCTAATAATACCAACGCGATTTTTGCGGGTCAGCCCGTACACTTCGCCGCCGGTGTTACGACGGCTATTGCAGCCACCCCGACGACTACGTTTTCCGGTACGAACACTCCCATCGGTATTGCTTGCGGGTTCCGTTATGTTGACGGCACCACGGGAGCTTTAACCTTTTCAAACCACCTTGTTGCTAGTGCGATGACCGGTTCCGGGCATTCTGATGTTCAGGTTTATGTCTGGGACAATCCTCGCGCCGTGTTCAAGGTACAGGCAGATGCCGCAATGGCTTCGACGGACGCAGGAAAGAACTCTGCTCTGACGAACATTACGGCGGTCAACACGCTTGATCTTAGCAAGCAAAGTAAGATGACCGTTGATGCGGACGCTGCTACCACTGCAACCCTTGCTGTTCGTGTTATTGGGCTTTTTGATTCTCCCAATAACAATTGGACTGATACATACCCCGACGTTCTTGTAACGTGGAATCCGGGCGTGCATCAGTACGATATGAGCACGTTGGCGTAGGAGGCTAGATAGATGGCTATTTCAAGAGCACAAATGCTGAAGGAGCTTCTTCCCGGCCTCAATGCTTTGTTTGGTTTGACGTATGAAACCTACGAAAATGAGAGTGATGAGATCTACGAGACGGAAACCTCGGATCGCTCATTTGAAGAGGAGGTCAAGCTGACGGGCTTCGGGCAAGCTCCGGTCAAACCTGAAGGAGAAGCAATCTCTTACGATACCGCAAGTGAGAGCTTTTCTGTTCGTTACAACAACGAAACCATTGCGATGGGCTTCGCCATTACGGAAGAAGCCATGGAAGACAACCTGTATGACTCGCTATCAGCGCGTTATACGAAAGCGTTGGCGCGGGCAATGGCTTACACCAAACAGGTGAAAGCTGCTTACCCACTCAACCAGGGCCTTCCGACAACCAACAACTATAACTCTGGTGATGGCGTGTCTCTATTTAACACGGCGCACCCGACTGTTGCTGGTGGCAACAACGCAAACACTCCCACTACTCAAGCCGATTTGAATGAGACCAGCCTTGAGGCTGCGGTTATTCAGATTGCCGGTTGGGTGGATGAGAAGGGTTTGTTGATTGCCGCTCGTCCTCGCAAACTCATTGTCCCGCCGAACAATATGTTCGTGGCTACCCGCATCCTAGATTCGGATGGCCGCACCGGCACGGCAGACAATGACATTAACGCCATTAAACACAACGGGACTATTCCTGAGGGTTATGCGGTGAACCACTATCTCACCGACACCGACTCTTGGTACCTTATGACCGATGTGCCAAACGGCATGAAACACTTTACCCGTGTTCCGCTCCAGACTTCTATGGACGGCGACTTCGACACGGGCAACGTGCGTTACAAGGCACGGGAGCGCTATTCGTTTGGCGTTTCTGATCCGCTTGGTATCTTCGGCTGCGAAGGTGCTGCTTAATTATAAGGGGGGCGCATGCCCCCCTTATTCTTTCTGGGATTTGATTAGCCCTAGCGACTGACCCAGCAGACGCTTACGAAGACTCTAGGGCGAAACCTTTCGTAAGGAGGTAGCACAGATGAGTGCAACAACTTTTTCTGGTCCCGTTAAGGCGGGTCCTATTGACACGACAACTGGAACCACACTTGGTACTGATGTTAAAAACACAGGACAGGTGGTAATGGCACAGACGTTCTCAACGGGAACTGCTCTTTCGAGTGGGGCTTCTACTGCGAATGATACGGATGTCGTTATTCCGGCTAACTCACAAATCATTGACATAGTTCTGGATAAGCCCACGGCAATGGGGAGCGCAACTTGCGTTTTCAGTGTCGGAGATACAGTCGGTGGAAACAAAACTTTCATCAATGACTATTCAATTACCACAGGTTCCGGGGCTGGAAGAGCATATCCAACCACTGAAGCTGGCGGCGCATTGGCTTGGGCTGACGTAGGAACGGCTGACGTTAAACTTACTTGGACGAGCACTGGTTCCACTAATGCGGGTGAAGTTAGAGTTACTGTTCTGTATCAACAAAACATTAACCTGCAATAAGAGGAGGGCGTAATGACTGATCTTAGGTCATTTACCTACACCTATTCGGGTTCTGCGGAAAGCAAGAGCAACCCTGCGGCAGATACTGATGCTTGCGGGGATGCTGCTGCGTTGACTGATGATCAGTTTTACATGCTTCTTGATGGGGGCATGGCGACGGCTGGTGACGGTGACGGCATCTGTGCGTCTCAAAGTGTGGCGGGTCAGCTTTCTATCAACGGAGCAGCTTCGGATGAGGTTAACGGGCAACGCCGTGTAAACTACGGCGTTGCTGCTCCTCGACGTGTTTCTATTTCTTCCAGTAACAACAACTCTGCTCTGACCTTTACGATTAAAGGAATGAACGGAAGTGGGCTGGAGGTAACGGAAACTCTGACAGGACCCAATGCCGCAAGCGTGTACACTGCTAACTTGTATTCCCGTGTGGATCTAATCTACACAGACGGCACTACTAATGCAGTGACCGTTGGGGATAACGCTGGTTATGTGGACTTTGGCAATTTGTGCCGCCAGATAAACATAACCTCGGATGGGAACTCTAGTGCTCTTACATATACAGTCACAGGGCTGGACGTGTATGGGGCCGTGCAAACAGAATCGATTGCAGGGCCTAACTCAGGCACCACGGCAGGAACCCAGTTCTTTAGCTTTGTGTCTTCGGTGAAGTCTTCGGCTTCGGACAGCAACAGCGTAAGCGCAGGAGTTATTGCGGGCATCCGTGTTATGATTAACAATCAAGACACGCGCCTCAAGAACTGGTACATGGTGCAAGCTGCTAATGCCGCCAAGGCAGAGATTACCATGGAGAACGGGGCGACTTCTAGTGCGTCCGGTAGCTCTAGGCTAATCTTTAATCCCGGTCAGGGAGATGGGGTTGTTAATTATCCCAGCATTGGTGAATCAGGGATTCGATTCCCTGCCAGCATGAGCTTTGATATGCCGGTGGATGCGGATCTTCTTACCTCAGCCACGTTTATGTTTGATGGCTAACAGTAAGTTGGCTGCTGAACTTATGGCGCATGAGAGAGAGTGTGCTGTCCGGTGGGAAGCAATAGAGAAACGCTTGGCTCGTCTTGAGTTGATGAGTTGGGCGTTCAACATTGCTATTGTATCGGGGCTGTTTGCAATTGTGATGAAGGTTGTCTGATGTCTTCTGCCCGTGATGCAAAAGTTGCAAAGGTTATGGGTGAGTATAAACGTGGTACTCTTAAGAGCAGTTCAGGCAAGAAAGTTACGAATCGCAAACAAGCCCTGGCAATAGCTAGTAGTGAAGGAGATAGAGTTATGGCGGTCAAAAAAAAGAAGCCCGCAAAAAAGAAGCAGGGTTTCAACGCTCGTCTGGATGAGTCTTTAGGCTCGCGTAACAAAGCCAAAGGTAAGTTGGGTGCCCGTCGGCGTGAGAGCGAGGGCATGGAGAAGAAGATGGGCCGTCGCAAGTTTGCAGCGGTCAAGACCATGGATAAAGGCCGGAAGAAGAGGAAAGCCTGATGCCGACATTAAATCCGAAGACGGCCTCCAAAAACAAGGTCAGTAACGAAGAGGCGTATGGGAATATGCCTGTTCAGGTTGAGGGCACAGGTGGCGATGTTGGAGAAGCCAAGCAGCGCCGTGTCGCAGCTTATGGTAACAACAAAGGCGGTAATGTAATCAGGCAGACCAAGGGCCTGTATACTTACGGCCCTATGGCGTAGGGGGATAAGATGCGTAGTGATTATTATCGCAAACTGATTCTGGACAAGTCCGATGAGAAAGAAGCTGCTACTCGTAAAAAATGGGCGGATAGGGGAAACACTGGCCTGGAAATGGAGGATAAGGAGAAATTAAAAGATCTCGGGGATTGGGTTAGAGACGACAGGCTCATTGACGAATATGGAAAAGATGCTCCCAAGGGGAGGGGCTTTAGCACCAAGCGTGAGGGGGGCGGCATCGCCAGAGACAGGCGTGATGGTATGGCTATGGGTGGGCGCACTCGCCTTCCCAGAGTAGACGATTCCAAAGTCCTCATGGAAGCTGGTGGGTACTCCGGTGGCTTGGCTGAGAGTGGCCGTGGTACGATGGCTGGTGAGCTTGCTCCAAAAGGTTCCATGTCTGTGCGTGAGGCCGGTGAGGATATGCACGAACTCAGCAAGCGCAGGCGGGGCATGCAGGGTGGCGGCGCTGCAAGTTCTTATAACCGTCGCCACAACAACCAGAACAAGTAACCCGTTATGGCTGTTGAGACGACTGCCACTTTCAATCTTGATATAAACGAGATGGCCGAAGAGGCGTTTGAGCGTTGTGGTCTGGAGATGCGTACAGGTTACGATCTTCAAACCGCAAGGCGCAGCCTCAATCTTATGGGCCTTGAGTGGCAGAACCGTGGGTTGAACCTGTGGTGTATTGAGGAAAAATACTTCGACTTTACTCAGGGCACGCAATCGTACACGCTTGATGCGGATACCATTGATGTGATTGAGGCGGTTGTTCGGACAAACCCCGGCACCCAAAACCTACAGATCGACTCAAGTATCTCGCGGGTGTCTCCCGTTACATATGCGACAATCCCTGACAAGTTGGAGCAGGGACGCCCCAACCAGTATTGGGTGGACAGGCAACGCGCTGCTCCCGTTATTCATATTTACCCAACGGCAAGTAGTGATTTCACCAGCGCACAGTTTGTGTATTGGCGCGTAAGGCGCATGACTGACACGGGTATCAAGGGTTCTAACAACTATGATATTCCCGCGTTGTTTCTACCGGCTATGGTGGCGGGCCTTGCGTACTACATTGCCCTCAAGAAGCCTGAGGTGTCAGATCGTGTGGGCATGCTTAAGCAAATATATGAAGAGCAGTTCCAGCTAGCCGCAGAAGAGAACAGGGTCAAGGCTCCGTTCCGGTTAATTCCGCTAGCGGAGTATTACTCAGCATGAGTTATCCATACGCAAGAGGCAAGTATGCTTATGGGTACTGTGACAAAACAGGTTTCCGGTATCCGTTAAGTGAGCTTGTGTACGAAGTGCAGAAGGGAATACGCACGGGACTTCGCGTGGGTAAGGATGTTTTTGATCCTGACCAACCACAGAACTGGCTAGGAACTATTCCTATTAGTGACCCGCAGGCTCTGTTTGATCCCCGGCCTAATGGGGCCACGGCAGGCAGGGGGCTGTTTTCTTGGGACCCGGTGGGGGACGGTAACAGCGCGAAGGTCTTGGGAGATCAAGGCATGCAGACGATGCAGATTGATTCTGCTATTGGCACAGTGACCATTGTGACGAGTTGATATTATGGCATTAACATATTCAACATTAGTTCAGTCGATTAAAGATTATACGGACTACGAGGAAACAGTATTTGTTTCTCAGATAGACCGTTTTATCTCAAACGCTGAACAGCGCATCTTGCTTGATGTTCAGTTGCCTGTGTTCAGAAAAAATCAACAGGGCACGCTCAATGCAGACAACAAGTATCTTGCGCTACCTGATGATTTTCTTGCGCCGTTTTCTTTATCGGTTGTGTCGTCAAACACCTATGACTTTCTTCTGAACAAGGACGTTAATTTTATTCAAGAGTCTTATCCTGACACAACTGAAACAGGTAAGCCAAAGTTCTACGCGATCTTTGATGATACTAATCTTATCGTGGCCCCGATGCCCGACGCAGCGTACACGATGGAGTTCCATTACTTCTATGCGCCTGAGGGTCTGTCTGCTACGAACACGTCAACATGGCTTTCAAGTAATGCTTACGACTCGTTGTTGTATGCTGCTCTTGTGGAAGCCTACATCTTTATGAAGGGCGACACAGAACTGTTGAGCTACTATCAGGGGCGCTACCAAGAAACGCTGCCGAGGCTTAAGAACTTGGGTGAAGGCCGTGATAGAAAAGATGTGTACCGCTCAGGGCAACTTAGGATTCCTGTAACATGAGTTTAGAAGGATCAGTTGGAACTGGAGAGATCGGCCCGGTTACTGTTCATACTACCCAGAACAGGGGGCACTCTCCTGAAGAAATAGCAGAGATGTGTGTAAATAAAATTATGCACGTTTCTCAGGATGCACCGCCGCATGTTAAAGAGCAGGCTCTTGCCTATCGTGATAAGGTAAAGGCGGTGGTTGTAGAATATATGCAAAGAGCCGTGCAAAGTGATCGTACTACACTTTGGAATATTCTTAAAAAGGAAGGTTTCCACGACGAAGCCGAGATCATAAGGAGACTCTAATGGCAATCAACCAAGCAATGTGCGGCTCTTATAAGCAAGAGAGTACCGCAGGTATTCATTTTTGGGCACAGCATACTCGAACTGGGTCGAGTGCTATAGCCGCCGACACGTTCTATATTGCAATGTTCACTGCTAGTCGAACAGATGCCAATGAGGACCTCACTGGCTACACGGCAACGAACGAAGTCAGCGGCACTAACTACACCGCTGGTGGGCAAGCGTTGACCAGTGTTACTCTTGGCCTATCGGACAACAGCAGCGCGGTGCCCACGGCGTTCCTCGACTTCGCGGATACGACATGGAGTTCTTCCACCATTTCTAATGCCCGAGTTGCGGTTATATACAACTACACCTTGGCTACCGCAGGAACTGGCGCAACTGTAAACCACGCAGCAAAGCCATCTGTGTGCGTGTTAGACTTTGGTGGGAACAAGTCCTCCAGTTCTGGAGACTTCACCATTCAGTATCCTGCCAATGATGCGAACAACGCCATTATAAGATTGGCGTAGTCTATGTCCTCTGTAACCATTATCTTTGGCACTGGCTGGGGAAGAGCCGGTTGGAACCAGGGTGCGTGGAACGCAGGGGGTCTTAGTTCCTTATCTATGGCGGGCGCTGTTAATAGCGTCACGGCGGTAGAGGGCACGGGCGTATCGGTGTCTCCGTCTGCGGTGCAGGCAATCTTTTCTTTCGGCACTTACAGTGTCAGCGAGGGCACTGGCGTTACAATAGTAGAGTCAGGAGTGGCTGCTGCTTTTGCTATTGATACCGCATACGCAGTTTCTGGAAAGGCTGTCGTATCGCCTACGGAAGTGGGGAGTGTGTCGGCCAGTTTCTCTTTTGGAACTTTTGATGTTACGGGGGGAATTGCATTTTCTGTAACGGGCGTTCAGGCCGCTGGTACTACAGGGAATGAATCGGTTATTGAAGGGGCTGGCATTACGGTAACCGTAACAGGGGTACAGTGTGCTAGCGCGATTGCGGATGTATCCATAGCAGACATAATGGTTGGGGTGTCGGGGGTCTCGATTTCAACAACGATTAATTATCCAGTTATCTGGCAACCTATTGTTCCTGATCAGTCTCCGGGTTGGGTTCCCATAGGAAGCCGAGACGCAGCGTGAGGTAAAAATGGCAAGTACATATACAACAAACTTTGGCATTGAGAAGATTGGGTCTGGTGATCAATCAGGATCGTGGGGAACTACGACCAACTTTAACTTGGACATCCTAGATCGTGTGGCTTCTTTCAAGGCCGTTGCCTTAACCGGGACCACACATACCCTAACTGTTCGGGAGGCTTCCCCAGACTCTGGGACAGAGAACCTTCAGGATGGAATGTTCCGTGTCATTAAGTTTACTGGAGCGCTTGGTGCAAACAACACTGTGACCGTAGCGCCGAATACGACGACGGCATACTTTATCTTTGTTAACTCGACAACGGACTCTGGCTCTAGTGGCCCGTACTCTGTGGTCATAAAGCAGGGGTCCGGTGCCGAGATTACTATTCCAAACGGGCACTCATCTGTTGTCTTCTGCGATGGCGCAGGATCGGGTGCTGCTGTAACGGATGCCTTTGCAAAGCTGTACGTCTCTGATGCAATACAGATTGGATCTGGTGCCGCAGAGGACACAAAGATTGTTTTCGATGGTAACGCGCAGGACTTCTACGTTGGCCTAGATGATTCAGCCGATGATCTGATTATCGGATCTGGCTCTGCTGTGGGCACCAACCCAGCGATAGCTGTTGATGAGAACCAACTGGTGACCTTTCC